CCCGGAGACTTTGCGTCCGGAGAACTCCATCCGTTCGGATAGATCGCAGCCATGCGCTGCGCGAACTGGTCGGGCGTGATCGTTGGGATGGTGGTTGGGACGATCCCCATCAGTAATTGCCCACCGTGATGCCGCTCAAGACAGCGCGCGGGCGCTGGAACAGGCCCATCGCCAGGTCGGCCTGCACGGTGTTGAGCGTGGTGTGGGCGGGCTGGACCGATATGACGCCGGCGACGCCAAGCGCGGCCTGCTCGATCGAACTGATGAACAGCGTCTGGCCGATCGGGCTGGCATTGATGACGGCGACCACAGCGGCCGCGACGTTGGCGTTGACGGTGGTTTCGTCATAAAGCGTCGAGACGCGCACCGCCAGCGCGCTGATGGTGGTCACGTCGGTGACGGCGATCACCTGCGGCAGGATGGTAAAGCCGCGCACCGCATTGACCGCGGCAAACACCGCAGCCAGCAATGTCGCCGGCGACGAGCCGTTGCCGTTATCGACCGCGACCACGAACTCGCCGGGGTGCGACGCGCCGGTCACGTCGACGTTTTCCTCCAGATTATAGTTGATGCCCTGCGCCACGCCCTCGATCGCGGTCTCGATGGCACCCTGCGTCGCCTTCGACAGCGAGTTCAGATAGAGCGGGAACCGGGCCTGGAACGCGGCGTCGCTCTCGGCATCGATGCCGTTGGTGATCGCGGCCGCGTTGCTGACGGTCGCGATGCCGCCGACCGGGGTGCCGATCTGGCTCAATTGTCCGGCGGTCACGTTCGAGGCACTGCCGGCGGTCAGCGCCACCACGGTCGCGGTTAGCGACAGCGTGTTCGGCGGCAGGATGTATGAATTCGTGCTGGCGTTCCATGTCGGCTGCGTCGGGTCGGCCACGACCTGATACTGGATCGCGCCGCCCACGGTCTGGACGATCGTGCCGGCCGCGATCGGCGTCGGCGTCGGCAATACGTTGGCCGCCGAGAACGTCACCGGTCCCGACGCAAGGCCGGCCGGCAATCGGTAGAAATTGAACTGCGCATAGAACGTGTCGAGGTCGGCGCCGGTCGAGGTCTGCGCACGCGCGACGTTATTGATGATCTGGACCTGCGCCTGCAAGAACACCAGCTGCGCCGCAACGGTCTCCATCAGCCCATAGAGCGCGTCGCCTTCCTGCAGCGTGGGCTGGTAGCCGAGGCTGGCCGCCCAGGCATCAACCATCGCCGTGACATATTGGGGATAGGTCTGCGACGGGAGTCCCATGGCTATGCCACCTTGATCGAGATCGTGCCCGGCTGTCCCGTCTTAAGGGTCAGGCCGATGATAATCCAGAGCGTTTGCGGCGTCGGGCGCTGGAACTGGATGCTGGGCGGGATGGTCGAACTGACATCCTCGTCCTCGAGCACGCCTTGGGCGACCTTGCGCTCGATGGTAGATTCGAAATCCTCGTTGAATGCGCCGTCGACCAGCGCGCCCAGCCCGATGCCGTAGTCGGGGCTGAACACGTCGTCGCCCGGCACGAAATTGCCGTTCGGCAGTTGCCGCGACGGATTGGTGATGATGCGGCGAATGATGCGCTGGCGAATCCGGTCCCAGCCCGTGGCCAACTGGATGCTGCCGGACGGCGTCACGATCAGGTCGCTGTTCCATTCGAGCCAGAAATCTGCACCGTCAAGGTTGCTCATTGCGCCTCCAGCACCGAGGTCTCGTCGGCCGACGTCATCAACTGGTTAGGCACGCCGCTGGTGCCGGCACCACCTGGCACGGGGTGGGTGTGGCCATTGTAAACCAGCGCCGCCAGCGCGGTCAGCAGTTTCTGGACCGTGCCGCCCGCGCCCGCGGTCGCCGACGTTCCGGTCAGCGACAGCGTGCCGGTGGCATTGAGCGCCAGCGCGCCGCCTGACGACACCGTGCAGTTGCCGGTGGCGTTGATGCTGGCCGCGCCCGTCACCGTGGCGTTAAGCGCGCCCTGCGTCGTGATATCGACGTCGCCGGTCGAACTGATGACGGTGCTGGCCTGCGTCGTCAGGTTGACGTTGCCGACCGCGGTGATGTCGATCGCCGCCTGCGAATTGAATTCGATGTGCTTGTCGGCATAGAACCGAAAGAACGACCCGAACGCATAGACCGCGATCTCGCCGCCGGCCAGGTTCTGCACCGGCGACAGATTGACCTGATTGAACATCATGCCGTCGATGACGCCGACGCCGAGCGTCCGGTCAAACCGGGAGACCTTGCACAGTTCGCCGAGCGTCGGGTTCTGCAGCGTGGCGCCGCCCATGGGTGCGGCCTGGAAACCGTAGCCGTTGCCGGCCAGCATGGTCCCGAGCGGCATCCATGCCGACAGGATCGGGTTGTCGTCCTCGTCGCGCATCGACGGGAAGATCAGCCGCACCGAATGCGTCTTGGGGTCATAGGTCGAGACGTGGCCATAGACGAACGGCCCATAGTCCTCGCCCTGCTGCTGCGAGGCCAGCTTGATCTGATGGTGCAGTTCATCGCCGGCGCGCATCAGGCCGCCTCACTCGGTTGCGACACCGCTTTGCCGGTCCCGGCCGGTTGCTGGTCGAGCAGCGACATCGTGGTGTCGAACTGCGACGACGTACCTCCGCGCATCAGCTTGAACACATGGCTGTAGCCGGTGACGTAATAGGTGTGGCTGGCAAACTCGGCGTTGATGTTGCCCATGATCGTGGCCGACTGCGACGGCGAAAGGCCGGGGATCACGTCGGTGTTGCACTTAACGACGAGCTCACGCTTGGCGATGTCGGCGGCGATCGCGGTGGCCCGAGCCTGCGCCTGCGCCGCAGTCAACCCGTCGGCGTGGAACGTGTAAAGCGGGATGGCGTTCTTTTTGCTTTTCGACCCCGAGCCGATCGCATTGGTGATCTGCTGCGCGCTGGCACCCGACCACGCGCCAGCCTTCACGGTGGCACCGCCCGTTGTCGATTGGCCGGATCCGATGACGTAAGCCTCGCCCTTGGTCGTCTGCGCGGTGGTCGGGTTATAGGACAGCACCACCACCCGGAACGTCAGATTGCGCCGCGGGTTGTGGGTAAAGGTTAATCCCTTGACCGGAACGACGCCGTCGCCGAGCGTGGTCTGACCCCACACCAGATTAAGCGTCGGCAGGCCCGCGCCTGGCGTGCCGAATACGAGGTTCTTTTCCGGCGTCACATAGACGACGTTTCCGGATTGCCGCGCCAGTTTCGACAGGATGCCCCAAAGGCTTTGCGGCGTCGCCGTCATGATGGTGTCGGTGCTGTTGCCGAACTGCGCGCCGACCTCGCTGTCGCTGCCGCTGGCCAGATTAAGCACTGGCGTCAGGCTGAATTGCTTGGCGATCGCGGTGACGACTTTAGACAGCATCTGGTTTTGGGTGCTGACCCCGCTCGACGACGAACTTTCGTCCGGAGCCTCGGCGCCACCGGACCCGCCGATCAGGCTGGTCAGAACGCGCTTTTGGTCGACCAGCGGTCCCGCCCAGTCGCGCGCATGGATCGCGACGGTGGCGCCGTCATAGTCATAATCGCCAGTGACGTATTCGCCGGAAAACAGGTGATAATCGACGTCACCGATCGTCGCATAGACGTCGATCGGCAGCGACCCCGGCGAGGCGATCGATGCCGCCACCAGATCAAACCCGATATTGTCCAGCGCCTTGGTGCTGCTCATGGCGTCCAGACTGCCGGTCGACCCATAGGTGGCGCCGTTCACGGTGAACGACATCACCGGGATCTCGGTGCCGTTGATAACCATGCGGGGACGGGCCTGGCTCATGACGCCGGCACCTGCAGGACGAATTCACCGATCGGCTGTGGGTCCATCGGCAGCCCGCTGGCGGTCGCGATCTCGGCCCAGCGCGTAGCGTCGCCCAGATAGGCTGCCGCCACATTGAACAGGTTGGGATTGATGGTGCGCACCTGCGTCGCGCCAGCGTTGACCGAATTGATGATGAAATCGACAATCGACGATTGCGTCGACAGGTTCAGCGCCGGTGACGCTTGGGTGGGGTCGGTGCCGAGGCTGTAGGGCAGACACAGCGCGCCCAATGCGGCAGCCGCTGCAATACATGCCGACGAGTCCGCGGTCGACATGCCCGCCACCGTGCCGTTGCCGTCGAGCAGTGCGGCATTGACAGCCGCGGTCAGGACGTCGGCGCCGATCACCAGCGGCGACGGCAGTGTCAGCCCGTCGTCGCCATCGACGATTGACCCGATGGCGCCGAGCGCGGTTCCCAGCTGCGCCTCGAGCGAGATCGCACCCAGCGGAATCGCGCCGATGCCGGACAGGTCGACGTCGGGTTCGAACGTGATTTCGTAGGGGACGAGGAACTGATGCTTGGGTTTAGCGGTGAAATCGCTGATCAGACCCGACCACGAGAACGGCCCGTAACTGAGAATGACCTCGTCGCCGAGCGCCCGCTTGCGATCGAGGATCTGGGCGCGCGCGAACGCATCGGCGCCGCTCATGAGGCCCGACCACTTGATGGTGTGCGGGAACGCACCCAGCGGCGTCAGCGTGATGATGCCGCCGGGGAATTCGTGCTTGACGATCGACTGGGTGCCGCCGACGCCGTCCAACTGCTCGGGGATTTCGAACCCCGACAGCACGACGTCGTCGATGGTCAGATAAAGCGTCATGGCGCACCCACACCGGAATTAAACGGCGACGATAGCACGCTGTCGGCATCGCCCTGATTGTGCAGCGACGCAAGCGACAGATATTTGCTCAAGAGCTCGGCGATCTTTTCAGCCAGCGCGTGAGGCTCGTCGGTCTCGGCCTTCACCGTGACGTTGACGTTCATGTCGGTTTTTTTGACCACGGTCGCAGCGTTGGCGGCCCCGATCGGGTTGAGTCCGGCGGCGGCTTCACTCGGTGACCGCGGCCAGAGACTCGCGGGTGACGATGGTGCGACCAGCGCACCATATCCGATTCCGCCAAGCCCGCCCAATGCCGCGCCAACCGGCCCGAATGGCAGCCCCAGCAGCGTGCCGAGCGCGCCGTAACCGGCCTCATATTTCGTTTGGGAATTGGCATTATTGAAAAGAGAATATCCCGCGCCGAGAGCGCCGCCGATCAGAGCACCACCGCCGGCACCGATCGGACCGCCCAATAGGCCAATGCCGAATCCGGCCGCAGCACCGGCGGCGATGCCAGTGAGAACGCTTGTCGCAGCACCAGCCCCGGCGGGATGCTTGTTCGCGGCCTCAGCCACCGTGTTGAACAGCGATGTCATGCCGCGCATGCCTGGCAGCGCCGCTTGCATGGCTGGCCCACCCAGCGCCTCCAGCATGCTATTGAACTGCTTGGTAAAGCCTTCCGTCACACCCTTGGGGTCGCGATGACTGAACGTCTCATAGGACGCATCAATGCCCCATGCCTGCTTGATCAGCGCCGCGTCCTTGTCGAACTGGGCAATGCCCTGCGGGTTCGAAAACATTTCAAACAGGCCCATCGTGTTCCGGTTGCGGCCGATCTTGGCGATGTACGCCTCGCGCTCGCCTTCCGGCAACGCAGCGATGGCCGGCGCCAGGTAATTCCGCCCCCACTTCGATTGATCGGCGTGCGTCTCAAGCGAACCGATAATGCCGCCGGGGCCGACGTTGACGCGGCCGCCCTTATCGTGGGTGACCTTGCTCTCGTCGATCAGATGCAGTTGGCCCAGTGCTTCATATTGCTGTTTGGATAGCGTGCCAGCCCCCAGCAGCGACATGTGCATCGTCTGATAGGCCGTGCCCGCCGTGCTGGCGCCGAGGCTCTGGATCAGCGTCGGAATCACCGTCCCGATTTCCTCGTCACTAGCGCCGATCCATGAGGTCTTGGCGCGCCGGGCAAATGTGAACCAGTCCGCGCCAGATACCTTGCCGCCGGTGGCGATCGTACCCTGCGCCATCAAGCCCAGCAGCTTGTCCATATGCGGTTTGTCTTGGGTGACGAGTTTTTCCTCGAGCGCCCGATACATCTGGAAGCCTTGGCCCTCGGTCTTGGCGCCGGTGGCGTTGCTGATCAGCGCATCGACTTTCATCGCTGGCACGACAGCGTCAACGCCGCCCTCAAACGAGCCGCGGGTGAACGTCAGTTCGGCAACCGACTTGACGATTTCTGACGCCGATGCTGTCGGCACCTGCTTGGTGATGTCGTTGAACGCTTGGTCGGTGATGTTGGCAATCTGCCCCTCGGTGCGCCCCTGCCGGCGCATCTTGTCCTGCTGGTCCTGCAGTTCCTCGGATGCGTGCATGGCTTTCCATGCGACGTAGCCGGCGATGCCGCCACTGATCAGCCCGGCATTAGATGGCGCGCTGGCATGCACATGGCCGCCCAGAACTGGCACGCCAGCGCCCATCCGGCCAAAGTGCGGCCCCGGGCCATGCCGGCCGCCGCGGCCACCACCACCGCCCGCTGGCGGCACAGAACCGCCCCCACCCGCGCCAGGCAACGCCGGCGGGCCGCCACTGCCGATTCCCGGCGGTGCACGGATGCCGCGGCTGGCCGCTGCTGCGCTGCGCAGCGATGCCGTCAAAAGATCAGATTCGCCGGTAGCGCGCGCGATGCCGGTGGCCGCCAAGGTCGCGCTGGAGTCAACCGCATCGCCCATGCCCTTGGCTGCGGTCGACACGCTGCCGATCGATTTGGCCAGTTCCTGCGCGCGGGTATTGACGCCGGTTAACGACGTGCGACCGATCGACTGAATGGCGACCTTGGCGCGCTCGGCCAGTTCCGCCAGTTCGCGCATTTCGGTGCCTATCCGGGTAATGACCGGCGTGGCCTCGTCTACAACCTGAAAGACCGCACCCACCCTAAAAGAGGTAATCATAACAATCTCCCCGCATATCGCGCGAACTCGATCGGGTCTTTAGCACCCTTCATTGAGTTGCAGGGACGGCACAGAAATTGAATGTTGCGGATCGAATCAGAACCGCCCTTGCTTAGGGGTTTGATGTGATCGACGGTTGTTTTTCCTATCTTGCCGCACCACGCACATTTGTGACCGACCT